GGCGGGTTGGTTGTGCTTTGCATCGTTCATTGCCCGTCCTATCGTTTGCGCTTTTACTGCCCCCGAAATCAATCAATAATCAAGTCCTAATTCAAACGGATGCTTTCATGGCACTAACGCAACCTTTGCACCATCCAACCGGACAACCCTTAGATTTCGTTTTCTGCCATTCAGTGCGCGCGTCCTGCCCCGATGTGGCTATTGCCCCATGCGTGGCTTGATGGCGGGTGCGTGTTAGCACGGCTTCGCCGTGTGTAAAGCAAACAACCGCATAAGCCGAAGGACGGCCTGTTGCCCTATCAGTTAGGGAATTAATCCCCAAATGATGAAGCACTGCATCACCAACATTCCCCTTCGTTAGTTTGCTTAGCATGATAGGCGCAGTGTGCGCCCCGTTTGCCTTAGCCCGCCTTCGTGGGGGATGGACAATACCAGCACCAACACCATGTTTGTGGCCTTTGGCCTTAGCATTGTGATGCGCCTTAATTGCACTTTCAGCATCCATTTCAATTAGGGGCTTGACTATCTTTTCAGACATTCATATCACCTTCAATGAAATGCCTATTTCCAATGGCTTGATTTCACCTGTTCCCTATTCTATGGGTTCGCGTTCCAATATCTGTCCCGCATGGCTTACAGTGGGGCGCATAGGTGCATCCTGTCCCGTATTAGGGGACTTAGAAGCCATCAACCGAAGGGGCGAAGCCCCAACACCATTCAACCAAATAGCAATCAGTGAAAATCGGTTTTTGTATTTAAAGAAGGCCAAAAATCGCCTATTTTGCCCCTATATCTCCGCCAAGCGTCACAGAGAATTCTCTCCTAATTTTTCCGGAGAAACAATATATAGTCAATTCTATATGCTCTTAGTATTACTGTATGCTCGTGCGAAAGAAGCGAAGCCTATTAACAAGGTTCTTAGACCCATCCACTAACGATTGGATAGACGACCTTATCTGGATTTTAATTTGGTTCGATAGTATGTATCTACTAATATGGTATATCTTCTAAAGCACGCGGTAGCGTCCTGTTCGCGGTCTGCTATATCGCTTTCCACTTTGCTTTCCGTCCGGTCGAAGCCAACCGCTTCCTTCAATTTTTCCGGTAGCCATAGGTGCTCCATGTTCCCATGTGTAAAATTGGTCTACCGCGTGTGCAAGAGCCATGACTGTATCGTTGTGTCTGCCGACATCCATAATCTCACCCTGCTTCCAAACATGGTGGTCTAATTCTTCTAAGATGATATTCACGGTCCGGCGCGTTTTATCGTCACCATAGGGGAAATGAATGCGTTGTTGTTCAAACCAAACGCGAAGTCGGTTCAATAATGCCTGTTTTAGTGTCTTATTACTGACTTTTGAACCCTTAAAGTCCACCATTGCGCCCCTCTCTATCAGTAGTTGTTCGTAGAGCCTTTGAAAACCCGCCTCTTCGCACGCAAACACCGGTCCATCGTATTTTTTGCACATATTTAGTATCTCATCGACCTGCTTCGCAGGGGGAAAGTCATTGCGCCTCCACATATCCACGAAATGAAGGTCGCCTTGCTTATCCTGTCTCATAACAATCATAACAGAATAGTCTCTCCCCAAACCGTGTGCTGGGTCGAAGCCTATTGCGTATTTTCCTTCTAATTCTTTGCCTTTCATCAGTATATCGGTAGATTCTAAGTGCGCTCGCGTATCATATCGGTTAAACACCTGTGCTTCTTCATCTACAACCTTACAGAGATATTCTTGAACGAAAGCCAAATCACCCATAGCCTCTTTTTGTTCCATTAAGAAAGATAAAGGTCTATGTTCCGGCCATAAACATTTCAAATCCACATTATCGGGGTCTGACTTCCATTCATCCCAATTGGGGAATGCAGAACCGAGCCATGTTTTCCAAGTTGGATTTTCAAGCATTTCTGTGTGATAAAGGTCAGTCATACCCATTGGTGTTCCAACACAATAGAGCCAAGTTCCCGGAGAAAGCATAGGTGTGATTTTTTTCCTAAACCAATGCCTTGTTGATTCAGGAGTGCTATCTCCCATATCATCTAACACATCGTCCATAGCAATACAAGCAGGGTGCTCCCCACGAATAGCAGAACCAACACCGGTAGCCTTAATCCAAGCCCCATTTGTGAATCTTAGGTTTAATTTTCCACCCCTTCGCATATCAATAAACTTTCTAAGTTCTCTATGGCGCATCATATCGTTTCTAATTTCTTCGAGCCTGTTAGCGGCCAATTCTTTAGAAGCGGAAAACAACCAAATGGTGAAAGGCTTGTCTCGCCATGTGTTAAACAGACATTGATGCAACATTACCATTCTCAGCGTTGTTGATTTACTATGGTCACGCGGAGCAATGATACAAACCCTATGAACCTGTGCATCTTGTCTATCTCTGTATAATTTATCCCATTCATCAATGTGGTCGCCCCAAACATAGCCGACCCATTCATAAAAATGCTTAAAATCAGTTCTCGAGCGTTCTAAATGAAAGCCTTTTAGTATTTCAGACATTTTTTACATTCCCCTCCGTTCCGCAAACGGGGCATAGCCCCAACATAGAAAGGAATAAGTCATGAGTCATATAAGGAGCGGAGATAGATGTCTCTCCGCAGTAATCGCAGACAAGCATAACTTTATCATTCATCCACCACCGGCTTAAACATACTGCCTATCATGCCTTCTTCGCGGTCAATCAAATGTGCAGACATTCCGGCTTGACTTACAAATCCTTTTCTGTGATGCCAACGGTCATGTCCCGCCAAAGACGGTAGTTGAACACAAAATGCCCCACCATGCTCTTTTAGGGCTTGATGATGAAGATGACCTGAAAACCATACCTTATATCGGCATTTGCCCCAATTCTCCCATTCTTCTTTAGCCATTGTTGCAGGTAATTGATTAGGTCGCACCCCATCCCCATGTGTAAAGCCTAATAATGTATTTCCATAGGTAATATACTGTCTGCTCATGTTTGCATCAAGAATTACTGTGCAATCTTCGCAATTTTCATAGGTTGCCTTAAGATATAGCCCTAATGCTAATGTGGAATGACGGTCATGATTTCCGGCCATGAAAACCACTTCAACAGGTGCAACACTTCTAAGCATATCTATGTGCTCTTTTGCTAATTCGCATCCCTGCATAAGAATCTGTGCCGGACTCCCATATCTGTCTTGAGCAGTGCCTTTGGTTGTTGTTCCGAGGTCATTATCCACATGAAACCAATCTGAGCCGGCGGCAACAATAATTTTTTCTGGTCTACCGCCTAATCTTGATATTAACGAACTTGTCGCTTCATGTAATCTTTTTCTCGCTTCATCGAAGTCATAATGTTCCCCGACTTCATCTTCCCACCCGTATTTTCCATAATGAAGGTCTGTGGGGGATATAACAAGCGCATAAGGCTTAGTCTCCTGTAATTCTATGGTTTGGACTTCTCTTGCTTTTGGTTCGTGTATTTTTAGATGCTCGATAAAGGTATCTTCAAATCTCCTCCATTTTTCAGCATCTTTTTGTATATCATCCCATTTTTTCTTCTCATACGCAATATGTAGCGTGCGCCTTCGGCGCAATACCAACTCATCAACAAGGTCTTCTACCGAATCTGCTTCTCTTAATTCTTCATCAGTAAATGGGTCCATATCGTGCGTCCAACGATGAACTCGCCTATATTCGTCAAACCATAGGCGCGGTATTTGGAAATCACGAGAAATCTGCCCTACGCTTGATGCTTTATGCACCATATTACTATACGCCATCTTCATAGCCCTATGGATATCTCCACTAACTGTAAGTGGCTTATTACCGGCCGCTCTAATGAAGGTCACATAAACATCGGTTTCAGAATTGTAATAATAAGGCTCATCAGACACCCATGACTTATCGGCATCATCTAAGTCTAATTCATTAGCAGTAAAGGGGTCTAATGTGGGGCATTCGTTAGGATAGAAGGCTCTAAACCTTGATACTACCGATTTCCATGAATCCGGCTTTTTTGCACCAACGCCATTCTGATTATAGTTAATTTCCCATAAATAATGCGCGAACTCGGTATCACTTCCGGTCCATTTATCTAAGTGCGGTCTGATTTTTTCAAGCGTCGAGTCTCTAAGCGATACCCTTCGTTCCTTTCCCATGTCGTGCGGAATCTGTTTCCATACTTAAACTCTTCCCACTACACAAGCCTTTTAACAGTCTTGGCCTTTGGCCTTATCTATGGCTGAGCGACCATTCTTTAATTTTTGGCGTCGAAGTGCGTCGAAAAGTGATGGAGAAGAGGGAGAAAAGCGTGTCGAGCGCGTCGCAGTTAATAAACCGATAAGTTTTGCAGAAGTGGCCGGTCTAAAAGATGTTTTTGAAGATACTAAGCATCTGCGTGACCACAAGAGGTCATTTGGACGAACAAAGTATGATGACGAGTTCGATTTATACGATGAAATGCTAAAATTAGACCCCGAACTAAATGGTGCGGTCCGTTCTGTAAGCCTGACCGCGAATAATTGGGAAATTGATTATTCAAAAGGCAAAAACAGAAAAATAAGAAAAGCAATAGAAGATTTTGTCTATTACATTGACTTCGATGATATACTTATCAATATGCTTCGTAATCTAATGGTATATGGGAACGACATCAATAAATTAGTGGGAAGAACGGGGGTTGGAATAACAAAAGTGCAATCTCTTCCTGTTCATCAAATAACCATTAAAGATGATAGGGGAATAGAACCACCTTCGGTCACCCGCGAATCACCAATAATGGACCCTTCGTATTATTGCCTTCAAGAGCAAGGCACTTATCCACAAGAGTTTCCTATTAATGAAATATGGCATACTCGCATTGATTATCGAAGCAATTGGTTTCAAGATAGGCTCGGACGCTGGAGTTACGGCGTTTGGGGTGCGTCGAGGTTTTCAAGCCTCAAGCAACCCATCCGAGCCAAGTATAATATGATAAATAACCGTATTGCGCTTGAAGAAGCCTTAACAAAACAATACATTACTATTGATTCCGCATCTGTTGAACATATCACAGACCCAGACGAGCAACAAGAAAGACTATCATACATTATGACGCAGGTTGCAGAATTGTTAGAAGGTCTGCGCGGTGACCAAATACCTATCCTTCCTTCCTATGTTGAAATGCACCATGTTGATTTGAAAAACACAATCCCCGACCCAACTGCGTTCTTAGACATAGTAAATGGTGATATTTCCGCCGTTCTTCAAGTTCCTCGTGTTGCGGCCGGTCAAGAAAGGGGTTCGACCTTTGCGGCCACTTATTCTGCTTCTATGTGGAGTATAAATGCTATCAGAAGGCTTCAAGCGGTAGCGATAGAATCTTGTTGCCACCTCTTTTTGAAACACCTTGAATTATTAGGTATATCGGCCAAGAAAGAGGATTTGCCTGTTATGACTTTCAAGCCAATAGAGGAAGAATCGAAAGCAGAAGCCATGAAGCGTGCCTCTATTGGTTGGACTACCGGCATGATTACAAAGAATGAAGCCAGAGAAGCATTACACATGGAAAAGGTTAAAGGAGGCGAGGATTTTAAGCCCGAACCAGAGCCGGCGCAGACTGGCCGTAATCCACGCGATAATACACTCAAACAAGATAAAGAGGTGACCGAATAATGCCTTACAAGAAAAAGAAAGATAAAAAGAAAAAGAGGAGATACTAATGAAATCCGCAGAACAAGAACTCGAAGAACAGTTAGTCGAAGTAGCGATTAACTTAGAGGTTAAGAATACCGATATGGTCGTTAATGCTTCCACAGGTAAAACCATTGTTCTCATTAAAGGGATTGCTTTCCACAGGGGCAAAAACAAAAACAATTGGGAATTGGGCGCAGAGGCAGGTATGAGCGTTGCCGAACAACTTAAAGGTATAGATTTAACCCTAAACCATCCAAAGGCTACAAGCGGTGGCTTTGGGCGTAATATGGACGGTGGCGTTGATGAAGCCGTTGTTGGTGTTGTTACTCAAGCAGAGTTTGTCCTAACAGAAGAAGATGGGGACGGATGGGTCGTTGAATACGAAGCAGAAGTCCATCGTTCAGAATTATTCGAGGCCCTTGAAAGCGGTCTATGGCTAAGACCTGAATATGGCGTATCTATTGGGGGATATGGAATCCCTACCGAATATGATGAAGAAACAGGCTATGCTTTCTTCGCAAGCGAGTTTACCCTTGACCATTTGGCTATCGTTCATCATCCGGCTTATCCCGACGCATCTATTGATGAGGCTACGCGAGTAGAAGTAGACGAATTAGCAAAACCGACCGCAGAAATAGCAACCCTTAAGTATGGTGCGGCTCGTGTGAAGGCCAACGAGGACATTAAAATGACTGAGGACACCGTAATTTCAGAACCAAATAATGACGAGCTCGAGGCTTTGCAAGCAGAGTTAATTCTTAGCAAGGCCACCATCGAGCAATTTGAGGCTCGTGAAGCAGAGAAGGCAGAGGCCGCTCGTGCAGAACTTGTCTCAAAGGCGACCGCCCTCGGACTAAAGGGACATGAAGACCTTTCTGCTGATGTAATAACAAACCTTATTGCATCATGGGAGTCCTCAAACCCCGAACCCGAGGTTGTTGAAATGAAGCCTGTTGAGGCCGCAACAGAAGAAATGGTTGAGGCATCTGCCCCTGCCGAATCTGCTGATGAAGGCGTATTCGTGGCTAACTACTTCAACGGCACTAAACTAAGCACCGCAGAAAACATTTATGCGCGGGCTTTCAATTCATGGGTTAGTGCTTACAACAGAGGCCTTGGAGCCGCTGATGATAGGGCAACACGATACGAAGACCTATCACAAGCACAAAAGGACCTACTAAACTTCACGGAGGTTGAATGATATGAGTAACATAGGTAATAGCGATACACGAAATGGAACATTGGCGAGCGGGCAAACAGTCGCAAATAGCGGCTATGTCTTGAAGGTAGCATCGGGCGCACTATCCCTTGCAGGCGGTAGTGCTTCTGCTGATGCAGATACACCATTCGCAGTTTCCCTTGATGAGTCATCCAGAGATGTGGATGGCGCACTTATCGCGGCCGGAACAGTAACCTACTGTCCTTCCGGTGGCGTAATTTGGATGCGTGCAGACGCAGGCACTTACAATTTGGGCGCAACAGTCTATCTATCAGATTCCACCGCAGGTCATGTTGATGCAACACAGGCCTCTGGTGCAACCGCAGTTGGAATGTATGTGGGCGACCACGCAAAAGTGGTTGTTGCAGGCGAGTTAGTGCCTGTAAATACTAACAACTCAGGATGGTGATTAAGTATGGCAGGTAGAACATTAGAACAAATCTTACAAGTAGAAGCAAAAGACGGACCGTTTGGAAAGGGAGACTCAGTTCTTGAGCAGACCCTTCGTGATTTCATTCAGTTGCAATCACTAACTATTTCGGTAGGGACAAAACTCGTTGGAGTTAGAACGGTCCCTTGGCTCACCTTCAAGTGGTATACTGGGGTCGAAGGCACTTTCACATACCCATTGGACGACAACGCTATTGTTGATGCAACCAAAGAACTTACAAAGTCCTACAGTGTTGTATTGAAGAAAGGACAAGGTCGAACAACCTTCCTTGATTCAGTCAGACTACGCGGCGAAACATGGGAAACCCTTGACCGTCAGCAATTGGCTATCATCACTAACAGAGCATCCGTTATTGATAACCTAATCCTAACTGAACTTCGCGCCGGAGCAGGACAAACCCTTGCAATCGGTGGAGGAACATCAAAGTGGAACGGTGGTTCAGCCGCTGACCCAGAGCAGAATATGCTTGATGCAATGGACCTAATCTTCACTAACGCACGAGTTAGCGGTGATGAAGGCCTCGCATTGGTTCTTCCAACCCTTGTGCGCGGAACAATGCTGAACACACAGTTGTTTGGAAATGTTATCCTATCCCTACAAGAGCACATGGCTGATATTGCTAACATTCAAGTCTATTACACAAGAGACTTCGGAAATGGTAGCGGAGCGGCCGGAACAACAGGTGCATTGCAGAACGACGGACTTCTATTGGTCCCCGGAGCAACAACTGCTGAGTTCTTCCAGTATAACGGACCCGGATTCATGGAGACTGAACTAACCCGTATTCCCGGTCTGGGCTACGATTGGCTATTGACTTCATACTTTGGGTTCGTTATCCACGAGCACCAAGATACCGGAAACGCGGCTGGTAGCGGTAAAAATAACCGAATCGTCAAGATGACTGACCTAATCGCTTAAGGTGGTTAATTGGCTAAAAGACGCATCGGGAACGAGTGGGTGGAGGAAACTCCACCTGCTCCCCCCGAACCAAAGGCTAAAGCAAAGAAGGTGAAGAAAGATGGCGAAAAGCAATCGAGCAAGTCTGATTAAGAGGCTTAAAGATAAAGGCATCGACTTTCCTTCCAAAGCCACGGTCAGTCAGTTAGAACATATACTAAAGACCCGCGAAAGCGGAAAAGGATATGTGCTTCGCGCTATCAAACCAACCTCCAGAGGAACAGGTCCTGCTAAGGGATTCCCTAACAACGAAAGTGTTTGGGTTCCCTCGAGCTCCTACGCACGCGCAATAGTAGATTCTAAACCGCATATTGTGACTGTTGTTGGTAGACTTAGCGAAGAGCAAGTTCCAAATACCATGCGGGTCATGGAAATACCGGAGGAATGGGATGGCGGTCACAACTGATAACATCAGAGACCTGTTAAACCGGCCTCGTGGTTTGTTAGAAGGCACTATTAGCGAATACATTAGCATTCGCACCTTAGAGGTCACCAAGACCGCACGAAGCAACACTCTTTTTGGAGTCACGGCTGAAAATGCAGTTAGCACAGACCTTAAAGAAGCGGCGATTAAAGCATTAGTCGCAGTCGATTGTCTATTAGTTTTGATAGATACTGTCCCCTCATATTATACAGAAGAAGATGGTCGGTTCGCAGAACAAAGATTCCGCGAGCAATTGAAAGCAATGAGTAAGAGGGCCGATGACTTGTATTCGCAAGTTAGAGAAGTAGGCGGTAGTGCGTTTAGCACAAAAAGCACATCGAGCCGATTGTCTGGAGACAATACGGTTTGATGAATTATGGCTGACTTATATTGGATTGGAAATGTTGATGAAGGAGCATCAACCGCCGGTAATTGGCGTGCCGGTTCTTATAGTGGTGCGACAGCATTATCTGCTCCCGGAGCATCTGATACTGCTCATTTTGGTTGGTATGCTCAAAGTGACTGTAATTGGGATATAGCGTCCATTAATAGAATAGAAATGGATGTCGATATTGTCGACGGTGAAGAAAGAAGATTTGAAGGGACTTTAACATTTACTGCTAATGTTGCTCTAAATGGATTTATCGCTGACGGCACAATAAATTGTCCGAGCGCAAAAACCTTAACATTTAGTGGAACACCCCCCTATGCGGGCAGATATGTTAAAAATGGAATAGCAGTATCTTTTGGTTCTCATGCCGGTAATCTAACATACAAATTCTCCGGTGGTATATTCCACATGGACACCGGACTTCATCCTCTTGTGACTTTCCACACAGGGACATTTAGACCTCAATACAAAAAGCCCCATTATGCAGGGAATAGAACGATAGATATAGAGAAATTAAGTATTTTATCCACCTTTTCAAGCGTTAGTCCTTCGGGTTCAAACAGAAGAGATAGAGATGTTAAAATCCGCATTCTTAATGTTGCATCAGATTCTCTATCCATAGCAATTAACACATTCAATCTCGGTTATGCAACATTAGCCCTACCGGGGACCGCAAGTGGTTTTAGAACCGTCCCAATAAGCAACAATTATTACTCTGGACGGGCTTATGGAGGCACTTCGGGACAGTTTATTGCTAAGATGTATGGTTTGCATATTTACAACCCGACTCCGGCCACCTATAACGGTGCTACTGCCCTATACGCAAAAGTGTTAGACGATTCCCGATTAAGTGTTCATTCACTTGAAATTGATGCAGGTTGTATGCTTAACGGGCAAACAAAAGCAGAAATTGAAATATCCTCTTTACCTAAAGTTAATGGAAGCATAGGTAATTTCGTTCAAGTATCTGATGGGCTTTATCGAGCAGTTGATACAAGCGGTCCATTAGAACAACAATTAACCCCAATTTATCTCGGTGGAACAGGTGTTAGCACCATAGGAACATCAAATCAAGTTCTCCGCGTTAATTCCACCGCAACAGGTTTAGAGTGGGCGACGGTCACAAGCGGTGGACCCACAGGTTCAACTGGTCCGACTGGACCCGCTGGACCAACAGGACCTGCGGGGGCTGATGGAACAACAGGACCGCAAGGACCAAGTGGAGCCACAGGTCCAACGGGACCTACAGGACCAGAAGGTCCGGATGGTCCAACTGGACCAGCGGGACCTACCGGGTC